GGCATAATCACATCACGCCATTGTGATTGACCTGTTTTAGAGTCCTTCACGCTCATTGGTACGATATGGCAAGGCTTCTTCATGATGTCGAGATTACGTGCTTTCGCATACTCAACCGCCATGATGATCGACTCAGGTTTTGCACCTGGAAAGATCGAAGATGTAAGGGCAGACCACATCGACTCATCAAGGTCATAATCTTTGATTGATAAGCCTAATTGGCTTTCAACTTGAGCTACTGCATTCATTTTCTTATTCCTTAAAATTTGATTGAAACGTGTGGCACAAGGCCTTTATTGATTGCATTTAGAACAGCTTTACCCTGATCAACGCTTAAACCAAGATCGGTTAGGCCTTTAAGCGCTTCACTACAGATTTGCTTTTTGTGAGCCACATCAGCTTCACGCGCTTCAGCTGCTTTACGTTCAGCCTCAGCCTCGGCTTGAGCTTCTTGCTCAATACGTTTACGCTCAGCCTCAATCGCATTTTTACGGTCAATTTCAGCTTGTTTTTCACGCTCAATGGCTTGCTGTTTTAATTGCTCTTCACGTAAAAGAGCTGCTTCTTTTTCAGCTTTCAAGCGAGCTTCACGCTGTTCTGATTCAGCCTTTTCACGCTGCACACGTTCAGCTTCAAAACGTGCTTTTTCTTCTGCTTCACGAGTAGCTTTTTCGGCAGCTTCACGGGCAATACGCTCCTCGTGTTCGCGCTGTAAGCGAGCTTGCTCAGCAAGGCGTAGGCGCTCTAATTCAGCTTGTTCGGCTTCATATTTTTCACGAGCAATAAGTGCTTTGCGCAGTACTTCCAGTGTTTCAAATTTAGCAAGCTTGGCTTGTTCTTCGTATTCCTCGAAAGATGAGTCAATTACACGGTTTTCAAGTTCAGAGATTGCATCCTTAATGCTTTGCGCAGTCCATTCGCCATCTTCGTTTTGAATTAAGCTCAAGGGCATGCGAATAACAGAAATTGTGGTTTCATGCTTCGCCACACGATCCTTTTCCGCCTGTTCCCAAGCATCACGCGGTGCCAGGATTTCATTGCGTAGCTCATCAAACTTCTTAACAGTAGCAATGCGGTCATCATCAATAAGCTTGATTTGAGCCTTTTGCTCGGCAACCAACTCCTTGCCACACTTCTCAATAAAAGTCTTGGATTTACTGATTTTTAGAGCAAGTGAACCAATCTGGTCGCGGCCTTTTTTAGTGGTCACATCAGGTACATGTGAGCGTGCTTCTTGAGCAATGCGCTCGAATAATTCAGCGGTGCCGCCTGGTGTGCGAAATGCAGATACAACAATGTTTTGATCCGCGATTTCTAATTCAAATTTTGCATTCATATTCTTATCCTTGTGCCATTTCAAATTTTTCAACCGCATCCGCTTCAAGCCATTCATTTAACTCATAGACCTGAGATTCAGTCAGAATGAAATGCAAGCCTGCTGGTGTTTCTTCAAAGTCAGATCGAGTGACCAAAGCTAAAGTCTTGTTATCCACTTCAAGCTTGATGTAATCCACATCACGTCCAAATTCAGGGTGGAATTGCTGTTCCACATACATTGAATCCGTCAATTCAACCGCTTTGATTTCACAGTCAATGGACTCACTGCCAACCACGAAAGAAAACCGCACATTGTCCACATCAACCTCAATGCCTGACTTTTTGATCGAAAGCATCGGAAAGCAAGGCGCGAACAATTCAGGTTTAGCGTGCATGTTCATTATTAATACTCCCTACTAAACTCGGTGATTTCTGTTGAATCATCAATTTCAATGTTTTCGCCAAATTTTTCACAAGCTTTTTCAACTGCTTGATCGTCATTTTCTGCCTGAACAGTTACAAACTCATAAGCCACAACTTTTACGACATAAGTTCTCACTTCACACCCCCAACAATCGCAGCATTAATCTTTTCGATCTCATAACGATCAACGTACGCATTAACCGCTTCCTCATGACGCACGACATTAAGAATGTCCAGAAACTCTACCGAGCCATCATCTAGGGCATATTCAACATAAATGCTGTAATCGTCAGCTTTGACAGTAGCAAAACAGGTTTCATGGCAAGTACGTTTAAGCACTTCATATTTTTGAGCGGTGATAACCACTTGAGGATTATCATCAGCAACCTTAGCAGGTTGGAAAGCGTAAGCTACTGCTATCCCCGCGCTGATTGATGCTGCAATGAATGCAGACTTGAGAATATTGGATTTAGTTGTCATAATGACCTCGTTGTGTTGAAGCCCAGTTCCCGTCTAAAGTTGCTGGGCTTTTTTGTGTTTACGAGGTTCATAGTAAACATGATGTGTACTGTAGTCAACACTTATAATAAACAAACGTGTATTTATTTTATAAACAACTTTATATAGGCATAAAAAAAGACCGCATAAGCAGTCTTAAAATTTCATTTTGTTTACTTATTTATGGCAGTGAATTTTGCACATTGAACGCATAAGCAACAACTTCAAACTCCTGGTCGATAATCTCTTGCTGCGTCAAAACTTCTTCTTTGTATTCGTCACTATTGGCGCTAACAATCCTTATGCCGCCCATTGGCATTCTGTATAGGTACTTAAACTTAAAAAGACCACCGTGGCATATTGCATAAATCTTGCCATCAATAACATTTTTTCTGCCTATATCAACATAAACCGTTGCACCATCATTTATGACTGGAGTCATTGAGTTGCCAAACGCTGTTAATGCAAGCGCATTTGCTGGATCAACACCATAACGCCTTAATGTTGAGGCGCTTAGTCTCAATTTTCTTGTCTCTGTATTTATGATTTCGCCAAGCGATCCTGAGCCACAAGACACCAAAACATCTTTATAAAACGGCACTTCAACCTCATCGCTATCTAGTGGAGTGGAGCTATCCCACCCTGCAACACGAGAAACATCACTACTAGAGCTATCGCCCACACCACTTAAAATCCAATTTGCAGAACAACCAAACTCAGCAGCAGCTTTTAAAGCTCCAGCTTTTGATACGCCACGCTTTTTCCAATTGGTTAGCGTTTGCGGTGATTCATCAATACGTCTTGCTATTTCTTCCTGACTCAACCCATTGCTTATTTCAAGCAGTCTTTTAAATGATTCGTGCATAACAAGCCCCTTTTATTCTTGGTTTTATTATCTCAACAGTAAACAGATTGTGTTAAACAAATGATTTGACATTAGTAAACACAGCGTTTACCATCTAATACACAAATGTTTAATGGAGAGTGAAATGTCTATCAGCACTGATAAAGACATCATTGTTGCTCTTGGTGGGTCAACAAAAGTTGCTGAGATGCTTGGCTTAAAAAGCAAACAGCGAGTTCAAAACTGGATGACAAGGGGGATACCTGCGGAAGTAAAGCTCCAGTATCCGCACATCTTCTTAAATCCGCATATTTCAGGCGTGGTTCGCAACAAGGATGTTGCGTGATGGGAGTAGACGATATGCAAGAAGCATTGGAAGCAGGATTCCTAGAGGGGAAGCTTTGCAATCCTGTGACTGTGAAATTTAACGACAACACAAACCAGGCGATTGAAACCATTTGCAACGCACAAGGCGTAACTGTTGCTGAATGGTTAAGAGATTTAGCCATAAATGACCTCGTTGCTCGTAAGCGTGAGTTTCATCGTATGGAAAAACTATGGGGGCAGACCAAGGAAACTTCGGCTACCTCGGCAGACAAAGAAAGCCCAGTAGCGGGAACTACTGGACTTCAGTTCAATAATCATGGGGATCAAGAACAATGAATATGTTAGCACAATTTAATCAAAATCAAAAAACCATGTCGAGCCGTGAAATTGCTCAGCTTTGCGAAAAACAACACAGCCATGTGTTGCGTGATATTCGGGCATATGTTGGGGCTGTTGTTCAAATGGAGCGTGGAATTGATGTTCGCTCTATGGATTGGGATGGGAAAGAGGGTGTACAGCTTTTTGGAGATACCTCTATAGGTGGTGTCACATATGCAGTTGAGATCAATCCACAAAACAAGCAACCATACCCGGTTTATCATCTGGATAAAAGCGCAACCTTAACAATAGTGTCTGGTTATAACATCTTATTGAGAAAGCGCATTATCGACCGTTGGCAGGAACTTGAGAGCCAAGCTCAATCAAATTCTATCACCCTGCCAAACTTTGCTGATCCCGCTGAAGCCGCAATCGCATGGGCAAATCAGTACAAAGCCACTCAGGCAGCACAAGAACGTGCCACTTACTTTGAAGCCACCAAAGCCGAAATCGGTAGCCGTCGTGAAGCAACTGCAATGGGTCGCTTATCTGCAAAAGTCAAAGAAGTTGAAAAGCTCAAAACCCAACTTGATAGCTCTACAGGCTTCGCAACCATTAAAAAGGTTCAATCTCTTACTGGTGGCACGTATGACACATACGAGCTTCGCCGCTACAGCAAGGCAAATGGACTAGAAATCCAAAAGGCAGAAGATGCCAACTATGGCAGCGTGAACTCATATCACAAAGACGCATGGTTAGCGGTTTACAACATTAATATCTCCGTGCTTCGCGGGGGTGTGGCATGACAGCACTTCCAAAACACGAGGACAACATTGTCCAATTCAACAAAGGTAAAAAAATGGCTGACAAGTTTGAAAAGGGCTATGTCATGTCCAGTCGGTTATACCGATATGAGGTGCGGCCTTTTTTAAGTGATGCAGCGAAAAATGTCTATGCAGAACTTGAGGATCGTATTAACGGCTTTAAGGACAAGATAACCGACCATGTGAGCTATTCACAGTTGCAAGGTGGAAAGCTCGAAGGCTCTAAAAAATTAAGCACCAAAACTGTTAGTAATGGCCTTAAAGAGCTTCTCAAGTTGGGCGTGATTTCCATTGTTAGTGAGAACAGCCGCAAGGGTAATGAGTACCAGATTAATGAGGTTTCACTGGTCGAACACTTCACTAAAGAAAGTACCACTTTACCTAGTAAAGCGCTTTCCTTAGTAAAGGGCAGTACTTTACCTAGTAAAGCGATAGCCACTTTACCTAGTAAAGACACAATAGAATTAATTTATAGAATTACTTCTATAGAATTATTAATTAAGTCGCTTCGCTCTAAAAAACCTTTGGAAGCCAATTTTTACGGTTATTCAATCTTTGTAAAACAACAAAAAGCAAAAGCTGAAGCTGAGCGCAAAGACAAGGCTCGTAAATTATCTTATGACGAAGTTATTAAATTAACTGCATCAACCTTTGCGCAACTCTGTGATTTCTCACTTTGGGAGCAATACGTTTCTAGTCGCTCAATGACAGCAAAAACCAAACTGACCAAAAATGCCCTAAATGCGATTTACAAAGATTTCCAGAAATGGGGATTTGATGGCAGCAATGAGTCTTTGAAAACTTCAATCACTGGAAACTACCAAGGCTTATTTGAGCCAAAGCAAACCAAGCAGACTGCAGCAACCGTCTATCAGTCGTCTGCAGCAAAAAACAGTAAGACCATGAATGACCATGATGCGTTTTTCGCAAAGTATGGCATCGGATCTGAACAGCAGGAAATCATTGATGTGAATCCAGAGCATCCATGCGCAATCACTTGGGAGCATGAGCAATGAGCATTTTTACAACTGAACACGCAGCTCGCCTAATGAACAAGATGAAAGCGTTCTACGGTAAAAAATATGCTGAGCAATGGGGTGATATTCCAGCGGTAGATATTGCGGATGCGATGGTTGAGTGTTTGCAGGGTTTAACCCAAGAGGATTTTAAGCGCGGTTATATGCGGATGCAGCGCTCAACTTTCTGCCCAACCATCCCTGAATTCCGTTCTTGGTGCGAACCAAAGACCGACGACTGGTTAGGCTCACATGAAGCATGGGCAATTGCTGAAAAGTCTATTGGTTTTGATGGTCAAGAATTAACAGTGATTTGGACTGAGCAAATGTCTCAAGCATTCAGCCGTTGTGAAGAATTAATCAAGACTGGCGACAAGTATCAGCGTGCTGAAGCAAAGAAAATATTTTGTGATGCCTATGACCGACTTGTAACTCAAGCGAAAGATCAGGGGTTGAAGTCGATTTATGTCACTTCGCTCGGTACAGACAAAGACCAAGCGATTGCTGCGATCAAGCAAGCAGAAGTTGACGGGTTTTTAACTGCGCCAGTTGCTCAAGCTCAACTTGAACACAAACAGACTAGCGCCGAAATCCAAAGCGATTCTTTGAAATACAAGACTATTGCCCAAGAAGCACTTGCGAAGCTTGCACCACACATCAAGCGCAATGTGAACAAGATGACCGAGGAGGTGAAAGAAACGCAGCCTTGGGAATCTTGCGAGATGCAGCACATTGATCCTTTTGATGACTTCGATGAATACAAGGCGGCTTTACAGGCTGAGCAGAAGAAATTGCCGCAAGCAGTTCGTTTTATGGATGAAAAAGTAGGGGGTGGGGTGTGAGTGATTACCTAGAAATGAATCTTGAGCAGCTTCAAAAAGAACATGCTGAGTTGCTTGCCTTCAATGAAAAGCTAGACCGCGAGCGTAATAAATACCGCAAAGATGCCCTGAAGTACGCCAAGAAAGTGCAAATGATTGAAAGCTTATTTGTTGTGCCGAGTGATGACCATGAATTAACACTTAAGGCCATTAAGACGATTGTGGAACGGGTGGGTGAATCATGAACGAAATCCTTCAACAAAGAATCGAATCAGTACAAGCTGGCAAAAACATAACTCATGCTCAGATTGAGGCTAAACGCAGTCTACGTGAGCGACTTGAGCGTGGTGTTGAGGCTTTCTTAAAAAATGGTGGGGCTGTTGAGCAATTACCTCAAGGCTTTTCGGGTGAATGCAGCAAAGGGTGGAATGGCTCAAAACCAAAATCTCAAAAGACTATGCGTGAAGTGATGGCGAATTCTGTTGCTCAAGCTAGAGCACTGAGTAGCAACCCAAGCGTGATTGCTTGGAGAGAAGCGAAAGAAAAGGGCCTTAAACACTTTAACGGAACAGCGTGTATCACTTGTGGTTCAACGCTTCGGTATACAAGCACAAGAAGCTGCTTCTCATGCAACAAGGCTTCATCGCTGCGCAGAGCAGAACGTATTAGAAAGGAGCGAATGGCATGAACTTAACTATCGAGCAAATGCGGGAAATTGTGGATGGTGCGCCAAAATGGGCTTTATCCCACTGCTCTAAGGCAGAGGATTATTTTGCGATGGTTGCGAGTGATTTCGATTGCTGTAGCAACTTAAGCGACCTCCGCACCGCTCTAGCCGACCACGACCGCATTGATACTTGCACGGACATCAAAAACCACATTTCTCCAAATACGAAGGTGATTGAGCATGAGTGATTTTGAAAAGTGGTTTGAGGATCAAGACTTCTACACAAACATGCGATTCATTCACGGTGACAAGCTGTTTGATAAGGATGGTGATGTTTATCGAATATTGCCGGTTCAGATGACTTATCAGGGTTGGAGTGAGCAACGTCAGCGCTCTAAGGATGAATTTGTCGAGCTCACTCAGGAATGGCACGCCAAAGACTGGAATGCTCGTCAGGGTGAGATTGAGAAACTAGAAAATGAATTAAGCACCACAAAACAGGTTCTCGGCAATGTTATTGATATGGAAGTGGCTAAGGTTGACAACCTAAAAACCCAGCTCAACAACATGGAGGCTTGTTATATCAAGAAGAAGAAGGAGTGTGAGGAGTTGCAGGGTCGGATTGATGAAGCGCTTGAAGATTTGGAATACCCAACTGCGCCTTGGGATGAAACTATCGCCTCAGTGGTTAAGGTTCTGCGAGGTGCTAATGACTAATCTCCGTATCACCGCGGCACAGGCGCGAAAAGCCGGAATTGGCCCTCGATTTGGTGTAACAGCCAAGTCGGGGAAAAAGAAATC